TAATAAAAGTCAAGAGGCGTAGACATGACCGTGGAATCCTGCGGAAGCACACAGCGTCCACGTCGCCCACACAGTGCATCGGCGAACTCAAAGCATATCTCAACACCAACGCCGCCAAGTGTTCCCCGACTATTTAGCCTATCTCATTTCGTGGTTAGCGCCGCGTATGCTGCTCCCCCGTTAACTCGGGTCGGCGTATGGGCGAAGTCTTCATATACCTACCAATCAATTGAGGTATTGTATAACAACCAACTTAAAACGGTTGAAACAACATAAACGAGATGAGCAAAATGTTAGACCAAACAAGAATCGAAATGTTATTAGTGGAATACGGGAACAAAATAAGCGACAACGACCACATTGACCCACAGTTCCGTCATGGTATTGTTGCAGCCCTGCAAAGCGTGTTAGAAATTGACGACGACCAAGTGCGCGAACTTATGAACAAGCACCCAAGAGGACTTAACTTATGGCAGGTACAGGAAGATTTAAGTCCAATTCTGATGGGCGCGCGTTATGAAGGCACGTACAACACAGAGGAATAAGTGCATGACAGAAACCAACACACAAAACGAGTTTTATGGGGCGCTATTACGCGCCCAACAGCGAATCGGCACTATCGCCAAGGACAAAACCAATCCATACCATCAGAGCAAATATGCAGATATAAACGATATGCTCGAAATGGTTAAGCCAATCTTGAACGACGAGGGCCTGCTATTAATGCAGCCGTTGACCCACGTCGGCGGAGCGCCGGCAATCTCTACGATTATTATGGGGTACGGCACTTCCATAGAGTATGAAACGGTTATTCCCTTCCGAGATGACCCACAAAAGGCCGGAAGCGCGATAACGTATTTCCGCCGGTACGCGCTGCAATCTATCCTCGCCTTGCAGGTTGAGGACGACGATGGCGAGGCTGCAAGACTTAAGATAAAAACCGAAGCCAAACCAGCCGCCAAGGCAAACCCCTCACAGGGCACCAAGTTCACGCCGGCATCCGAACACACGCCAGACACAGAGGCGCCAAGCGAAGAACCTGCCGAGGCGGTTATAATCCCGACCTGCTCAATATGTCAAGCGCCAATGAAGCCTACGAGGGCAGGTAGTAAAAACCCGTTCTTCTGCAAGCACGGAAGCGCATGGGGCGTTCCTGTATGGCCACAAGAGGGCGTAAATGAAACGGGGTCAACTGAATGACCCCTGACGAACTTAATACAGCAGCGTCCCGCGAAGCGGCGGAACTGTCGCAATGCGAAATCCACTAAAACAAGGATTGAAACACCATAAACGACGAAATTAACGAGGCTGTGGCAAAAGTGGTTCAATTCGGCATAGATATGACACCTATTAACAAAGGGTTTTATACGATAGGCTATGGAGATTTAACCGAAGAACAATTCCTCTCCAAACTGACCAAGGCAAATATCACTCTTTTAATTGATGTCAGGAGCGCCCCCGACACCGAAAGGTTCGGTCGGCGTCGAATGATGGCCTTGCTAGGAAACAAGTACAGGTCAGTCCCTAAACTCGGCGGCCTGCAATACAGCCCGTTAAGATATGCGCTATGGAGGGACAATGTGCTTGCTGAACTTGAAAGTATCCACCAGTGGAGTAAATGGGGCGCCGTGTGCGTGATGTGCGCGGAGGCCGAACCGAACAGGTGTCACAGAACGTATTTTATTGGCAGGGCAATGAAAGAATTATATACTACCACACCAATTCATCTATGACGAGCAGGCTAAACACCCAAACCATTTTTAATAAACAAAGTTCCTCGCGGTTTTGTTTATGTACTACCCAACCCCGTCGATAACATCGGCACACGATGAAAAGTATCCTGCTCGCACTCTCTTTTCTTATTGTTTTTAACTCCCCTATCCCCCCAAACCCCCCATAAGCGGTGCAAAACGCTATACTTTTATACCGTCGGCTGCATCTGTGTTGTAATGGTTGATACGATAAATACACACACAGCCACACGAGGGAATAACGGGCTCGTGATATATATTCCACAGCCCTTAAGGGTAGATAGTAAAAACCCAATCGGGCCAAACATGGCTATCACAATAACCGTCGACGGCGACCGAATGATAATTGAACCGACGGGCGCGAAACCGTTGGAAAAAAACCCCCGAAATTACAAATCTGAAAACATCTTCGGGCGACACTTTTAATTTATGGTATATTGAAATTTTAACTACTAAATATAATAAAATTAAAGAGGACAGCATGGCAACACAAATCTTTAAACTCAAAAATCTCAAGGCGGCGCCATATAACCCGCGTGTGAAACAAGTGGCAGGAATGCCAGTATACGAACAAATCAAGGCCAGCATTGAAAAGTTCGGTTACGTTGATTTAATGGTCGTCAACCGGCGGAACAATGTTATTATCGGCGGGCACCAACGCGCGCCGGTGCTCGCTGACCTAGGATATACCGAGGTTGAATGTGCCGTGGTAGACCTTGACGAGCCGATGGAAAAGGCGTTAAACATTGCACTTAATAAAATCGATGGTAAGTGGGACGAGGCGTTGTTAAGTGCGTTGGTTTATGAATTGGGCGCGTTGCCTGCGTTCGATTATAATACAATCGGCTTCACCCTTTCCGAAGTTGACGACCTTGCGTTGTTCCTCCCCCCGCTAGAAACCGGCGACGATGCTGATAACCAGTTATACCCAAACGGGTCCGAAGATGGCGCTGCGATTGCCATGGGGCCAGACGGTACACCGGCGCGCGGCGTAACACAAGACGGCCAGCAGGCCCCTATCGAGTACAGCCGGCCAGAGTTCAAAGATATATGCGACACGTTTGCACAGAACAAAACATCAGAGAAGAATACGAATTGGTTTTATGTAGAGTATTACGAGAATAATGAGTTATTTGAAGAACTCGCGGTATTGCTGAAGTCGCATTTAAAGGGCCAGTCAGGGCATGAAATACACGGCGACACGTTTGCATTAATGGTCAAACAGTTCGCTGCCAACCCTGCATCTCCCATCACGGAGCACACGGAGGGGTAATGCGGTTCGAGGAACGAAACGTATGCACAGAGTGCGTCCAGCATTCGGGGTCTTGCGGCGGTGTAAATGCCTGCCATGAGATACGGGCCCCGCTGCGCCCCTTTGATGGGATTAGATTAACAGCGGATGGCTTTGATTGTGCGCTGCCACTAACATTCGATTCACATTCGGTCTGTTCTTTTGGTTGTCTGTATTGTTTTGCGCCGAACCTAATAACACACCGCGCCGCTAGTCAGGCCCCCATCGGTCAGACGAGCCTGCAAAAGATTGAACAAATATTCGCGGGTACCGGCGGAAAGTCGGCGGCGTTATATCGCAAAGCGCTCAAATATGACAACTTAAAAAACGGGTATCCGTGCCCCGTGCAAGTGGGCGGACTATGTGACCCGCTGGACAACATTGAGCGAAATCAGGGTTGGTTTCTTAAGTTCGTTGAGTTGGCGAAGAAATACAACCAGCCGGTCAGGATTAGTACAAAAGGTAATCTTTTTTTAGAGCAGGAATATCTCGATGCAATAGCGGACCGGCCCGAATTGTTTTGGATTACCTACTCCATCATATCCATTGACGATGACATAATCAAGCAGGTTGACAAGCGCGCCCCAGTTGCGAGCGACCGTTTGCAATCCATGCAAAATCTGACCGACATAGGCGTAAAGACCGGCTTAAGATTCCGGCCCATGATTCCGGGGATAAGCGATGCAACCAAAAACTATCCTAACGCATACGCAGACCTAATCAACGCAGCAGCCGACGCAGGGGCGACGTCATTGAGTTACGAAGTCGCGTTCCTCCCCGGAGCAATGACTCCCGACCTGCACGCGCGCTGGGAGGAAATAGAGCACATAGCCGATAAACCACTGATGAAGATTTACGAATCCTTCGGGAAGAAGCAAAGTTGCAACCGGCCGTCGCACGCATGGACAGAGGAAATTATGCACGCAGTATATAGAGTTGGCAAGTCGCGCGGCCTGCAAATAGGCGTCAGTGACCCCGTATGGAAACAGTTGAACGAGTGCGGGTGTTGTTGTGGTATCACCGAGGACGACCCCGTTTTCGGTAATTGGCAGACGGAGAGTGCTACGAATCAACTTCTCATCGCAAAGCGCGACGGTAAGTTTCTTCGGGCGTCGGATATTGTGCCTGCATGGGCACGCGAAGCAAAAGCCGACTTAATGACGAACCCCGGAACGGGTCCGCTAGTACAATTTAAACGCCGACATGAAATGTGGAGCGATAAACTGGAAGAACTGTGGGAAAATCCGGCCAAGGAGCGTTCACCGCTGCAATATTTTCAAGGGGCACTCATGCCAGTTAAGCGGGATGCGGAAGGAAATTTAGTTTATAAATACGTTGGTTTAAAGCGGGTACACCCCAAAAAGACTCCGTACTGGACAGTAAATAACGTTAAGGAGTGATTGGTTTGGATTATAAATGTCTCGGGAAAACGGAAGAACTAAGGGCGCGCCGATACCAAGTGCTCGTCGCATTCCTTAAAGGTGGGAATCCGGCCGAAATTGCAAAGGGCACAAATTTCCCCATTCGGCAGGTATACAGCGACATCGATTACCTTCGGCGCAATCCGTTGAATACGTTGCCCGTTGATATAGTGCGCGATTTTGGGGTGTCGTTTTACGAAATGAAAGTTACCGAATTGGAACGCCGTGCGCAATTAATTAAAGACCCGAACTCTACATTGTGGCTCGGCATACAGAAATTGATTAAGGAATATAAATCGGAAATCTTAAAGTTGGTCGGTGCCAGCGTGGAACGAATGGAATTAAGCGGAAAAGTCGAGCACACAGTGACGGCCACGTGGTTGAGCGATGTGCCCGATATGCTGGAATCCGAGGTAATACCAACACGGCTGAAGAAACTTAAAGCCGAGCAGGCCGTCAAGGCGCTTGAAGATGCGGCCGATGAGGGAAGGCTGGAAGTGGAATAATGGGATGTAGCAGTTTCATTCAAAAACCCACTCCTCGGGTCAGTATTAAACGGGGAATAACCGTCACGGGGCCGGATGGCCCTGTAAATCTTAATTTATTCGGCGTATCAAAATATATTTTAGGATACGATAAACTCGGGTCTGAGCATGAGCAATGGTGCGCCGACCTGTATGACGTGGTGACGGTACAGGGCATAAGAAAATTATTGCTGTTGAAACCGCGTGGCACCTTTAAGAGCACGGTTTACACCGTGGCACTCCCCATTTATCTCCATCTCGGCGACCCGACCCTGCGAATCCTAATCGCCAGTTCGGTCGGCGAAAATGCAAAACGTTTTTTATCGGAGATTACAGGGCATTACCTGCGGAATGACAGGTTGACCGAGGTATACAGGCAATTAGGATATAATGGATGCCCTGTGGACCCTAATGCGTCCCTAGTTACAAGCTTGCGACTAACCAACTGCACCAAGATACAAAAGGAACCCAACATCAACACGACGGGGTATGGTTCAAGCATCGTTTCGCAACATTACGATGTTATAATTGTTGACGATATAGTGGACAGGAGCGACAGGGAGAGCGACGCCGTCAGGGAAGGAAAAAAGAAATGGTATCGTGACCTCGCCTCGCTGCTGGAACCCGACGGGCTATTGTTGACGGTTGGAACCCGCTGGCATAGCGATGACACTTATCACCACATAATCGACGAACTGAATCCGCAGCACACCGAAGAAAATAGGTTTCATGTGGAGATTGAGGGCGCGTACATGGACGAAGCGTGCACCGTGGCACGGTTTCCGCGCATATTAAGCATTGATAAACTAGAGGAGCTTAAGATAGATAAAAGTCTGCCCGAGTTCGCTGCTAATTATATGAATATGCCACTAGCGACCGAATCGCAGATATTTAAACTCGGGGATATGGGATTTTTTGATTATGCCGCTTATGCAAACGCATTCCCCGCGTCCGTGTTTGGGTTCTGCGACCCCGCACTCGGCAAGAAGACCGGGGATTATACAACGCTGATAACCGGCTCGGTTTCGCCAAGCGGGACGATATATGTGCTGGATGCAATAATCGACAGGCTCATTCCAGATAAAGCACAGGAATTAATAATTCAACAAGGGGCGGCTGTAAAGTATCATAAACTCGGCATTGAAACAAACGGGTTTCAGGAATTGTTTTTAGATAATATACGAAAAGAGAGCAGCGCGAAACGAATATATCTCCCATTGGTGCCGGTTACAAATACACAGAATAAGCAGGCGCGCATAGAATCAATACAACCTCTGACAGTTGAGCGCATAGGGCACCCCGCCGTCATACGCTTCAGAGATGACTGGCGAACGGCGTATCCCTTGTTGATTGACCAATTAACTAAGTTCCCACTGAAAGGCGCCCACGATGACAGTCCCGATGCGTTAGCAGGGCTCGTCGAGTTGATTCGGGGGAAAGGCGCCAAGACTGCAACCATGCCATACATACTCGGCGGTGGACTTTAAACGGGGGCTTTTAAAGGCTCCTTTTTACAATTATATCGGGATAAAATCCTTGGATTTGATAATATGATAGACCTAAACGCAGACTCAAACGGCCACACGGCCAATACATGGCACATAATCCGATTAAACGGGGCGAATGTGCCGGCAATGGTTGATAGCAATGGACATAGAATTTCACTCGCAGAGAATAGGATAAAATCAGACGGGACAAGCATGTACTCGGTGCGCTGTAAAGAAAAGGGCTGCAAGTTTCATTCGTTTGTGCACTTAAACGAATGGGGCGTGATACCGCTGCCATTTTACGACAATTATAGATGATAGATACAATAATATGCAATGTGAACAAATTATCATATACACAGTGAGTTCCCTATGACCCCAAAAATGAAACAAACCCTAGCACACGCAGCCAAAACCGCAAACGGCGCAACAGACGCGGACGTGGTTGCTCTAATGGCTGTCGCCCAGCGGTATGCGAGCGCGGGCGTGATGAATATGACCCCCCGCGACCAAAGCGGCGACACGACGCTTTATGGCGAGTATAGGGTGACAAACAACAACACATTTGAGAAATATGCTCAGTTAAGCATAATCACTCCCCATGTCTTTATTCCTCTAATTAAACTTGGATTAAGCACCGTATCGGGTTTGAAATTAGAATTGCCCCCTGAGCCGATGGGCACCGGCAGCGACGACCTGCTAATCAAAATGACTGAATGGGCACAATATATCGGGCTCGCGAACAAAGTTCAAAATATAGCGCGTTGCATGATGCGCGATGGGACGACCGTTGTATCCATCGGCCGCGAACCCATTGACACAACCATCATGAACAGGGATATTATAAACCCCACAAATGGAATCACCGCGCTGAGTGTGCTCCCTATGCAATACATGACCCTGCTGACCGAGGCTGAAAGTACCGGCGTTAAAAAAGGTGTATTGATTAAGGGCGACCCAACAATCGCAATCCTTAACGAGGCAAAAAAGACAGCCGATGCGGGTTTGGTTCGGTTTGAGCGCGCTGAATTTGCCCTGTTCCGCCTATTCAACGAAGGGTATTTCATGAATGATATATTGGGCCGCGAAACTTACGGTATTTATGGCGCCTCGTTGATTGAGCCTATTACCCGCCCGATAAAGGGTTTGCTTGACCTGACCGAAGGATTTGGGGCATATATGCGCCGTTATGGAATTAATCGGCTTAACATAAACCTGCCAATCGTTGAAGATTTACGGCGGGAAGGGCGCTACGAAGAAGCCAAAACAATTCTACAAGACACAATCGGCGCGATGAAAAAACTCGGCGCTCATGAAGATATGGTATCAGGTGGTGCTGACGTTACTGCAATCTCGTCCGGCGCGGTTCCGTCGGTCAGGGACATGAAGGAAAGTTACGAAGCTGATATACAAGTCGGCTTATTACAAAGCCCGTTAACGATGGGTAAGGCCAGCGGGACAACGTATGCAAGCGGGTTCCTAAGCGAAGCCGACCGTATGGTAATCGTTGAAAGTATTCAAGCGATTATATTAGACGTGGTACAGGCCGAAATTATAAACCCACAATTAATCGCATACGGTGCCACGAATGGCGCTGTAATAGTTACGGCTGTAGACCTCACCGTGCCAGTAATTGACCCACAGGTCATGACAGACGCACGGCTCAATAACGATATCACCATGGGCGAATACCGAGCCAGCCTCGGCCTGTCTGCGACCAAACCAGAGGAAGCGAAAGGCAACGAGGCCGCTGACAACGACGCAATCGATGATGAAGAAGAATAAACATTATGGCGGCTGAAGGCGATGTTTTAAAGCAAGAACATTTATTTGTTCGTGAAATTACGCAGGCGTTTGAGCGCGCAATCTCGCGATTAAACGTGCATAAAAAAGTTAACCTTCGCAGCGCCGTCGGGCGTACCACTGTAATCAACAAACTCCATAAACGAACCGAGGCCGTTTACATGCTCGGCAAAGGCAACGCGCGCCAAGACATTAAAACCGCGCTTAAGCGAATTTCCGCAGCCAAGGCCGCCCCCACATTCTCGGGAGAGATAGCCGAGGGTGTTGTATTGGGGCCCTTTGAGGATAAACTTGTTAACAAATATACGCAGCAGTCCGTCGCCTATATGGATTTTATGGCGAAAGACGTACAGGCTAAAATGAACGATTCGTTACAAGAGGGCTTCCTTTTAGGCGAATCGGTGCCAAAGTTAACCAAGCGGGTTGAAAGTGTTTGGGGCTCGAATAAAGTTAGGGCAACACGGTTCGCACGTACTCAAACAAATTCGGTTTATAATGCAGCCCACGTCCACACGTACACCGCCGAACCGCTGATTGAGTGTGTTCAGTTTGTCGCTCGCCTTGATAGCCGTGTGTCCGAACAGTGCCGGTCTTATGATGGTACAATATGGAAATTAAGCGATAGCAGCCTTCGGCGTCCACCCCTTCATTTCAACTGTAGAAGTAGATTAGTTGCATGGCCCTACTCATATCCGGGCAACCGAGATTTTACGAAGATGTCTGATGGTACAACCAACACATACAGCCAACTCGCTGAGGTGAACAAACAGATAAAAACCTTCAACGAAAAGTATTGGAAGGAAATTAAGGTCACTGTCCGCGCAACGCGCGCCGGTAAGGTTGGTACCGTTGCAAGCACGGCAGCACCGAAGTTCACTACGGAAGAAATTGACTTTATGAAGTACGAATTTGAAACAAACGAAATGAAGGAGGACATGTTTGACCGGCTGTATTCAAAAATGTTAACCGATGAGGAAAAATCCGCGGTTAAGGCATATACCGGAAGCGATTACCGGCTGATGAATGAATATCTCCGCACAGGCAAAATCCCTGAAAATTACCTTCGCCATAATATATCATTAGAGGAAGTGACCGCGCGTGCACAAGCGTTAATTGATAACATGGATTCCGCCTTTTCAAAAGCAAAGTTAAGTAAAAACATGACCGTACACCGTGGGATTTCCGCCGATGTTGCCGAGGGCATGTTAAAGACGGGCCGGCTGGAATATGCAGGGTATTCCTCAACAAGCGAGAGCCTTAAAACCGCGCGGTACTTTGCACGGGAAAACTCCGTTTCCGCTTTAGGTGAAGCGGGTTACAATTTAAAATATAAAGATGTTTTAGTATTTGACGTTAAAAAGGGTGCCAAGGGCATCCATTACGGCGGGGGCGAAGCCGAGATTATATTGGATAGGGGGCTGAAACTTGAAGTGATTAAAATACAATTAGTCGAGGATGTGGAGTACTTATTAGGCCGGCACGACGCATACAGGTTTATTCATTGCAAGATTATTTAAAGTATAACATACATAAACCAACATAGAGGAAACACCATGGCAAAACCAACAAATAAAGAAAAATATGAGCGCTTCGTAATTGATGGGATGGACGGCGTAACTTTTAGCCAGTCCCCAAAGTTAACACCGGCGCGGGCCAAGGCGAATGACGCATTGGTTGCAGCACGGCAGAAGAAGCAGGGCATCAAAACCAAGTAGTTCGTTCCAACCGCTGTCTTCATATACACACCAATCAATTGAGGTAGTGTACAACAACCAACAAAAAGGTTGAACCAACATAAACGAGATGAGCAAAATGATACAAGAAACCGAGATTTTAGAAGCATTGAAGGCAGCAATCCGTCATTTAAACGGCACACACGGGGCATACAGTTTAGGATACAATCGGGGGACGGTTGATGCATACCAACACATTTTAAAATTAACAGATGAACAGATGCAACAACTTTACACAGCGGAGGCATAAACAATGAGCGAATTACCTATAATTTCAAGTTATACGAGCGAACAGGCAGCAGAAGACGGGTATCTGTTAGACATTACAACAATAAACCCCGTTTGGGACAAGGGGATTTTTAAGTATGTTACAATGACCTTAATGGACGAGCATGGGTATGTAGACGGCGACGGCGAAGGGGAAAGTACGGTTAATATTCCAAACCTGCTTGACCTGCTTAACCAAGCGAACGAGATAGTACGCAAACAGTCCCACGGGTTCAAGGACATGAAGGAGCGGCTTTACACCGGCTTGGTAGAACTACCAAGCGCGCGCCGCCTCCGTATCTACATTGAGATGAACGAGCACGGCAAATATACCATAATGCTTCCCGAAGACAATTAAATCGCAGGAATTTATATCGGGGTTTTTGTTAAATGGGGCACTTAAAAGCCCCCGTTTCTACAAGCGATATCCTTATATACATACCAATCAATGAGAGCATGTACAACAACCAACTTAAAACGGTTGAAACAACACAAACGAGATGAGTAAAATGGAAAATACACAAAAATTAATATGCCCAGAATGTGGCAGCGACGAAACTGGTTGGTCTTTCAACGACGACGATGAATTTGTAGCAGGCTGCGACAACTGCGAACACACATGGTTGATTAGGGCCCAAGAACAATACCGCCTTATCCAGCAGCAGGTTAGGGAAAAGCGGGGTAACTAAAATGACCGAGCGTTACGAATGCCCTGCCTGCGGAGAGAAGAACACAATGTGGCCCGTTTACGTGGGCCGCAAACGGTTTTATCGTTGTAGCGAGTGTGACACAAACTACTCGTCTAGGAAACTGGACAAGATTTGGGGAGCAAATCCGGCGCCAATCGTTACGGCGCTCGGCTGTTAACTTTTTTTACAATAACCAAAACGGGCGAATGGGATTGGAAATGTTTAGACTGTTTGCATACGTGGGTTGAAGAAAATACAATGGAGGAACTAAAATGAGTAAACATCATCAAAAGACACCAAGGGAACCACTCGGATTTAAGCCGGTTTTAAGGGCCATAGTGAGGATTGACTGCCCGACCTGCTCATACCCTAGGGGCATAAAGTGCGAGGACGGCGTGGTCATGTGTGGTATGTGTGGGGGGATACAATGATAAACCCAATATCTCCTCAATATCGGGGATTATGTGCGGACGGCACGTGGGCATATGGCAGGCTCACAATAGTTGATGACGGGCAGGCCAGCACCAATAAAATTGAGGCGGGGTACTATATCTCGAACCATGCAGGCGCCCTCTATGCATACAACGTCATCCCTAAAACTGCGGGCGTGTTAACCTTGGTCAAGGACGCGCTCGGCGGGGATGTTTACGTTGGTGACCAGATAGAAACAGAAACGGTCATTGGGAAAGAGTTAATCCTGTGGACTGTTGGCATTGGGGCGAACGGGTGTTTTGTATGTACGAGCCCAGAGAAGCCATTTGGGATATTTTATCTCAACACCATCGCGGCAATAGGCATCGTTGTTGGAAATATACATGAACCGGTTGAGCAAGACTGAGGAAAATAAGATGATATACCGAATAAGTGGGGATTTTATCCCCGAAACATTTAACGAATGCCAACAGGAACGATGCGAAAAGTGCGTTTATGTATCATATGTGTGTCGGATACGGGTGCAAGGATTGATGATGATTGATTGTAGCACCTGCCAAACTCGAAACCTATTGGTAATTATGCGCGAAACCGCTGACATGTACGAGAAGCCGGCATTACTGCGTGGGTTTCTCCAAATTGCAAAATTGGCCAAAGAGGCAGATACAAAAGTTGACCGAAAGAGCGCGCGTTGGTTGGCTATATTGGGCGGTCGCCGCGGCATGATACACTAAAAACATGGAGATATAAAATGGAACAAACAGTAGACATTGAACAGGATTTCAAAATAGAACCGAACATGGCAGGCACCGAAGTTGAGGCCAGTGGCGAAATATATACAATGCGGGTAATGGAAGACCCCGATAAACAGGGGGGGTTCTTTGGGCGCTGGGTGCCAAAGAAGAAGAAGGGGCTAATAGTACAGACCCATATTAAGCACGGACCCGAGCCGAATGTTATATGGGCGGAAACAACCCTGTCGGAAATGGGCGCCGGTGGGGCGTCGAATGTGGTGTCAAGTAGGGTCAAAACGGCTGACGACATGGTGCTCGCTGTCAAGAAGGCAATTCAAACAATCGTGGGCGGCGCCGCTGAATTAATGACCGATAAGCAATTAGGCCGGTTGATGCTTGGCTCGTTACGGCGCGCCGTGCACGATGGAGTATTGTCAGAAGCACTCGCAAAGCGTATTTTGATGGAGAGGGTGCAGATATCCGTCGCCGCCGTCGGTAAATATACAATCGTAGAGTTAACCCACGGCGGGCTCACGTTTCACGGGCTTGCATCACGGCACCCTGACGACCCGATAAACAGATTTGAAGGGATTGGGCGTGCGTATTCAAGAGCATTTAATCAGTTATGTGCTCGACTTAAATTCGGGTACCGGCACGACATAATTCTAAGAATTAAGTCACAGGAATATACGATTACATCGACCGAACTCGAATCTTTAATCTCGAAGGACTGTTAACTATATTTCCCAGATGGGTGACTTGCTCCGAAAGGCTCATATACTTACAGGCTAATGAGAACATGTACAACAACCAACTTAAAACGGTTGAAACAACACAAACGAGATGAGTAAAATGGAAGTAAAACAAATCACAGCAGCACGAAAAATCGTACAGGAAGAATTAGAAACACTATGCACCGAACTCGGTATTGCACCGAGTTTCGTTGTCGGTGTTGTACAGGGGCGCGGGGATGGTGACGGAGTATGGGTTGGAGTAGAGGTCCGCACAGACGGGGACTTATATGAGGCATTTTACGATGATTGGGTAAACCCATACGCCCTTGAAAGCCAAGAAGCAATCGCAACCAAGATAGACGAAGCGCTCGGTGGCGAAACGGGCCGGTACTTTGAAAAGTACGGTGGTGGGGTTATTTACATTTTTTAAATATAACATCGGCGCGGCCCACACAGGCCCGCCCACATACAAATACGGAGGAACCTAGAATGAACACAGACGCAATTCGCGACGCAGAAACAGAGGCGCTCGCCCTATCTATTGAATATGTAAAAATATCCGAAATGGCCCGCGCTATTAAAAGCCAAACCACAGCCGACATTGAGCAAGAATGGGAGGACACAGGAAACAAGGCCATGTCAAACGCAACCAAGCGCAATATTATTGTAGAAAAGGCGCTGAAACAAAGGAACGATTATAACCAGATGATAGAAGCGACACAAAAATTATCTATCCGTCAGCGCGAACTTGATATTGAGATTTCGTTTCTTAAGCGCGAGTTTCGGCGCGAAACGGGGCACTGTGCCGAAATCCAAAACATTAATACGTCGTTGGAATCAATCTCGTCGGATATAAATATATTTTTACAACGAACTTAGGGGAATAAACATGGTGATAAACGCATTAGTGGACAGGTGTCCCGACTGCCAAGTTGCAGCGGGTCAGCCACACGCAGACAACTGTGACGTCGAGCGCTGCTCGGTATGTGGCGACCAGCGGCTCGGGTGTAACTGCGAAGGGCACGACAAGCAGTTCGCTCGATGGACTGGCATTTGGCCCGGAGTCGCCGAGGCCGCGCATCTTGGCATAAATTCAAACGAACTATATGAATCAGGGCTCGCCGCGGTGTTATTTATAAAACCGACTCCGGCTGACGCCGGCGAATGGTTTTTTTCAATTTCGGTACTTTCAACATGACCTGATTGATTTAATTACTGGCGATGTGGTTACTGCGAAAATACTAAATGACGACAATATTGCACGGGCGCGGGGGGCACTTAGAAGTTACGATGGAGCAAACAATGACAGAAAATGACAAGAGCGAACTATTATTTGAGAACGAAACGGCGATAAAACACGAACGCGGCGGTATGAATGGATGTCGGAATGGCCCGCCAAAGGGATATAAACTGCCCCCTAATAAAGGGCACCAATTAAGGGAAAAGCGGTTGGTCGCCATAGTGCACTCTTTGGGGCCGGGAGTATGTAAGCCGACAGATGTATATGTTCAAGCTGGGGGGAGCATGTTCACAATAACAAGACGGTTAGTTCGTTTAAAAAACAAAGGGTTAATCAATGGTGCAAACCCGCACAAACATTGGACGTTTTGGCCATTAGAGGAGCAGGAATAATGACACCACAGAGATTAAGGATACGGGCTCGCCAAGCCGCGCGGGTTGCTGCAATTAAACAAGACGAACTTCAGGCGATAGAGATATTGGAGGGCCTGCCAGATAACCCGCGGATAATTCGTCGGGATGGAAGCAGCACATTCAGTATGAAAATGCGCGACCTTGGGAAGGGCATGACGTTAAGTCCGCGATATCATGACTTTCAATTTCAGTACGGCATTCTCATTGACATAATCAGAACGCGCGGCCTTGATTATTTCGTGGCTGTTATGGGAAAGATATGCAATAATCCCAGATTAAACCATCGCGGCGAACTGATAATATTCCATAAAGAAGTGTTGCAAAACGTGTCAGAGGGGCTGGGATTATAGCACTTAAGGCGGGCATTGTGTGCAAGGGAACGAAGCGCATTCGTCTTATATGTCCGAAATGCGCGAGTGTGCAACTACATAAGAAGAAGGGCTCCGGTTTGTATGTGTGCAATCGTAACGGATGTACATGGTCGGGTTTGGCCCCTACAAAGTCTTTCCGGCTTTGGGGCGTATCGGGCCGGATTCCAAACATGGCCAACCCAAAGTCTAACAAATCTAGAGAAGACCGGCTAGAGGCGTTAAACACGGCTCATAAAGCCGACTTAGCGATAAATAAAAATCAATTGATGCACGAGTGTGATGAAACTGCTTATTTCGTGGCGCTGCATTGGAATAACTGGGTCCCCCCTCCAACTGTGTAAATAAGATACTTTTTTAACGTTGCAGCCCAATTTAGATTCGCCATTGTCGGCGTTCCATGGGCGGGGGTTAAACCCCCCGCTTAAATTTTTAAAAATTCACATCGGGCTTAAGGTGTTCTTAAATACAATAAGAATATTTATTAGGTAATGAGTAATGCGCAAACCCCTAGTCAATCATTTAATATTTTGAAGGCAGCGTCGATAGATAACCGTGTCCTAGTATCGGGGCCCCTGATTCAAATCGACGCGATTAATTCCAACGATTGGGGGATAGGGGCGAGCGAGGTTGACAATTATATCAAAGGGGTTGTCGGCGTTCCACTTAGGAAATGCTCAGGGATTGACGAAACCGCCAGCGAGCATTCGTGTGATTATAACTGGAACCCAAAGGACGATATCGGTCGTGTGATTGGGGCGAAGGTATTAGATGGCTGGATATACGTCACTGCGGAAGTAACTGATTCTATCGCACAACGGAAAATAGACGAAGGTACGTGGGATACCCAGTGGAGCGCTTTTTTGGCATACACCAAACAACACGCCTCTAAAATGGTTTCCGGCACAAAACCACTATCGGTCACACTCGTCAAAGACCCTGCGTATGGAAGCAACGCGAAATTTACAGTAGATAGAAATTTGCTTAAGGAGGCAAATAGGATGACGAACGAAAAGTATTCAAAAGAAGATGTTGACAAGTTAGTCGCAGCGGCGGTCAGCGAATCAACCAAAAATTTACTCTCCCCCGCCGCCGCCGACAAACTCGTATCGGCTGCAATCGTAAAGGAGAGAGAAAAGATAACTGGCATGGTGCCAAAGACCGAGGTTGATAAACTAATTGCAGCAGCGGTCGAACAAGCAACCTCGAAGGAAGGGGGCGAGGGAACTATTACCAAGGGTGAAGTCGCTGCATTGGTGTCCGCAGCCGTGGCAAAAGCGGCAGAGGGAACAATTCCAAGAGCGGACGTTGAAAATTTAATCGCTGCATCTGTGGAACAAGCAAAGAATCAGACCATTGAAAGGCTGAAGATTGAAGCCCTTGCAACCGAGGTCGCCGACTTGCAGGTTTCCGCAGGTATCATCAAAGCCGATGAAAAATCAAAGGTTGTTGAAGGACATATGCTCAAATCAGCGGCAACGCTTGAAGCAGACAAGGACATGTTCGGCAAAGTAATTACAGCACTCGCATCAGCGGGCATCGCCGCGGTTGATAAATTCCGAGGCGCGCACATACAGACAGGCGGGGCCAACAAATCAGGATATACCGTCGGCAATTTCAATGACGGGAAATCATGGGGTGATGTCTAATGGCATACACAGGATTCACAAAACCAACAAACCGAATTATCGGTGCGGGCAAACCGCTCGTTCAAGAACTTAAAATCGAAACTGCGACCAGTATGTACGCGGGCCGCCTAGTTAAAAAAGGAACAAACGACGATGACATTGTTGTAAATACTGCAAACAACTCTAGTCCAATTGGCTGGCTCGGGTGGGAACAGGCAAATCCGGCATTCAGGCCTAGCACGGTCGACACAATTTACGTCACTGATGCAATGGCCCCCGTCGTTAGTGGTGGCGGATTTACAATTGTCGCTCGCCTAGCATCAGGTCAGTCAGTTGTCAAAGGCGCTCCATTAGTCGCCGCGGCATCAGGCGAATTAACGGCAGCAACAATTACCAGCGTTGCAACAGGCGCAACAACTGTAACTTCAAGCGCGGCAAACGGTGCAATAATAACCGGCTCAATGTTGCCACAGGGCCCAATCGTGGGATATGCAGAGGAAACCGTTGATGCAAGCGGCGCGGCTGCTGACATCCTTGTAAGGAGTGTGATTTAGATGGCAGACACAACTCTCCAAGAGTTTACAACAAAACTTGATTCAAAACTCGTAGACCCCCTTCGCAGGGTACTAATTGGACGTCAACTCGTCCATGTAACTCCGCCGGCTGGATTCGGTGTGACCGCTGTAAATTGGTCAAAAATAAACGAAATGTCAGCTGGAATGGTTTCTTATGGATTTAGCGGCGGCAATTCCGATTCGCTTAATGCAGTTCCAACAACCGAAAAAGTACCCGTATATTGGAAGGATTACAGCGTTGACAGACGCATGTACGAGGGGTTCTTGATGAACGGCTATGATATTGACACAAGCACCGCGCTAAGTGCTGCATTCGTGGCCGCAAAAGTTGAAGACAGCGCAATCATCATGGGAGTAACGAACGACGGAATAAACTATGATATCAACGGGCTTTATCAGGGTGCAGGTTCTGATTATAGCACCGCCGCTGACTTCGCAACCCCCGGAAAGCCTACTGAAGCGGTTGCGGGGGCGTTAAACCTGTTTGATATCGCTGACATACCGTCCACACTGCCATTCAATTTAACTTTGGCAAGTGTACAGTTCAACCAACTCCGCGCGCTCAGAAATACAAACGGTGTAAGGGAAATGCCAGAAGTGCTTGAAATGCTCAACGGCGGAACCATACGCGCATCAAATGCACTGGCAGCCGGTACAGGTCTTTTGACTCCAACACCCGAAGTCGGCGAACCGTATGTGGATTTCTATCTGACATCAGACTGGAAGAACGAGGTCGGCTTTGACAGCGAACACCCCGACACAGGCGACATGAGCGGGCGGGTATATAGTGCCGGCAAACTGCGAATCAAACACTCTGTCGCGCTTTGTAAATTAAGTGCAATCTAAGGAGGCACATAGCATGACGAACGTTATAGACAATGGCGCGCCCGTCACCGTAAAAGTGCAAATTGAAATCTTGCAAACCGACGCAACCGGCGTCGATGCAATATACCGAGCAGGCGAAACATTTAACGTATCACTTGAACGGGCCAAGCAGTTCGGCAATTCGGTTGAAATCTTGACAGATTCGCAGGTCGAAGAACCTGCGCTCGTTTGCATCGATACACCCGTTGAGGCGGCTGTGGAAGCAGTAATTGAAGTGCCTGCTGAAGTGCCTTCCGATGTACCGGAAGAAACCGATGTACCGGAAGAAACTATAGATGACGTGCTGACGGCACCAAAGCCACGAAAGACCAAAACAAGGTAGTCGCCTTCGGGCGGCTTTTATTTATTCTAAAACATGGGGATATAAACATGGATGTTAACACCATGGACAGTTTTATAAAATTAGGAGCGTTGATTGTAACCTTTTTGACCATGCTGTATTCAGTGTCGCAGCGGGCCGCTAGGAAAATCTCAGAGGCGGAAGCGGCGGCGTTTGTGCGCGAAGTTAAATGGGCCATAAATGAAGAATCAGACGAAGGTTCACGGGTCACGGGCACCGAAGCGCTGCGTTTAATCGCAATGGCAGCAGATGCTTATTTATCACCCGCTGAAAAATAAACGGGGTCTAACAGTGGATACGGAAGAATTTGATTTGTTCAAGTCGTTTCAGACTGATTTCAGGACCATGCGACTGGATGTCGCTGCTATAAAAGATGAAACAATGAAATTTATGGCAGGGCACGAAATCAGAATGTGCATGGTTGAAGGTGAAATTAAAATACTTAAGCCCATCATTGATACTAACAAATTATTCCGAAACGGCGTACTCGCCGCAGGCACTGTTATCCTCGCGCTTGCAGCGCTTAAAAGCGAAATTGTGGCTTTTTTTGGTGGCGCTTGACTAATTATATCCGTGTATGTCCGAAAAAGTGTGGAAGATTAAGAACAGGCACACAGATATATTTAATTAGCCCAAAGATGGGAGATAAAATAAAATGTCCCGTTTGTGGGGCGACATTTGTAATAGGAATGAGGCCGTTTTTAAAACCGGTGTGATATAATAATGATATTTTGTACTAGTCAAGACGTAATAGATATAACGGGCACAACTCTAGACCCAAACATTATTGACCGGCTGATAGCACGCGCCGACAATAAGATAAAAGCGATGATTGAAGGGGCTGGGTTGCCTGCGGTCGTCGGTGCAACCCCCTACAAGATTGAAGAAGCAAGTATCCACTTTTCGTCGGGGCTGGTTTTATCCCGCTCCATCGTTGACGGCACAACCCCCGAGTCGCTGGACGTGGAAAATACATCGGTTAAGTCGCCAATATTCAAGATGATACAAGAGCATAACCGCGAAGGCGTTGCAGCGGTATCGGCTTATATTGCACTTAAAATTGACACAACCATTCCCTCGGACTTCAAAGCGTTCGCCGTCGTTGGTAGGGGCGGGTCGCGCGAAGGGGCTTATTCAGTTATGTCAAGCAGCGAAGGCGACGAAACATGAATTTAATCGACAACGGTATCACCCAACACGGCACGGAAGTCACATTAAAGACCGTTATCGTGACCGATTCCCAAGACGTTTACGGAACGGCGACACAGACGTACACCGAGAGTTCCATTGATGTTATGATAGGTGCGCCGGTCAAAAACGACCGTATGCTCGTCATGGGGTTTATTGGTTCGGGTGATATGGTTGCAACAGTGAAGTCCACACAGGCCATAAAAGAAGGGGATATATTAGTATACGATTCAGTTGATTGGGTGGTCGTGAACGTTGCTGTCATTGATTATAAAAATATAACATCTCATAAACGGGTCGGGCTTAAACAGGTGCCTTGACATGGTTATTAAAGTCACAATCAAAGGCGCCAAAGGCGCTAAAAAACAACTGACTGACATTGAAAAATCGATAATAGTTAATGCAGAAAACGAACTGCTTAAGTCGGTTTATATCCTTGAACGGGATTTGGTTAAAGGCAGCCCTGTTGATACAGGGCGGTATCGGCTCGGGTGGAGGATTATTAAGATTTCTAAATATTCTTACGAGATACGGAACTCGGTTGAGTACGCGGTACATTTAATATTTGGAACGGTTTATCGTGGCATACTGCATGACGTGCGCGGCGTGGTAAGATATTGGAAGGCCCACACATACACAAAAGCGCTCGCGTCAGTTATCAAAAAGTGACCTTAGACAAGTTTTTATAAGACCGGCCCATTATTATAATTGAGCAAGCGCTCGTTTATATATCATAGAGGCAAGGGCCGATGACGAATGAAAACCTGTATTCTGATGTAGTTACTGGAATTGTAACTGTTTTAAGAGCCAATATCTCCGACCCCGACACGGTACGCAGTGGGGCGAATAAAAAGTTCATATACGACAGGTTTCCACACGCCGCAACTGGAATGCCTCGCATATCCGTGACAGTGTTACCACATGGCGATACAAACAACCTTGATATTATTTCTAATGACGAGTTAATCCGCTTGCAGGTACAAATCGATATATGGACTGACTTAAAAAGTACCTACACAATCGGAGCCGGTGGGTCTTATAACAAATCAAAACTCCTTGATTATTTAGCGGGGCACGTTAGCAAAGTTATGAAGACCCAAGGCGCCGCGCTTAAAACATACAATATCCACAACGTGATTCGTACCCGCCCCTTCGGCGCGATGGATGCAGGCGCTGACAATTTAATGCGCTCGCTCGGCGAATACGAAATAACATATCATCAGACATATTCTTAAATAAAGGTGAAAATAAATGGCAATACTGGACGGAACAGCAGCAAAGTCAATAGAATTTGTGGACGAAATTGCATTCGGCACATTCCCCACAAACCCGACTATGTTAGGGTTCGGCGGATACGCGAACCCCGTATCGATTAAGAAGACAATGGTGCCGGAAACATTTGCATATCTGAAAGGTGCGGGCGGTACGAACCGTTTACAGGCAACTGAAACCGTCAAAGTATCCGAGGCGTTTGAGGTCAGTTTAGAAGTACGCCCAGTCAACTGGACAATGCTGCCAAGGATTTTAAAAGCATCAGGGCCGACCGTATATGCAATCGGCGACACGAATTATGATGTGGCATTCGGGGTCCGCATTGGTTCAGAGTATGAATCCCTCGTTGGCGGGGTATTTAGTAAATACGAATGCACCATTGAGGAAGATAAAACAGTCGTATCAAACATTACGGCATTATGTGCCGCGACGAACGGCTTCGGTTTAACATATCTCGGCACCGGCAGCCACGCAGCAGACCCAGCGGGCGACGCGTTGACTTATGGCGACATGAGTTCCGTACTCTATGACGCGGCTGCAATAAGTACACATGAGGCGGTTTTGGATAGTGTAAAATTTGGAATTGAGTACCCCGTGAAGCCGGTTAAGGATATAACGAGTACACTCGCTTCAAATGTTGGAGGTTGGTCATTTGGTCAGCGTAACATCACTCTTGAACTCGGCTTAAGTTTAGAAGCGATGGATTTGGCGGCTGATATGCTCGCCGGCGCGGGCCACACTTTCGCCTACACCCTCGGCGGCAAAACATTCACATTCTCTAATGTTAAATGGATTGGCGACTTTGACCAAAAACTAGACGCTGATGACTGTTTGGGGATGGAACTTAAGGCAGAGTATGTCGACCTCGTAATATCATAAAATCAACAGAAATAGAAGGAATTGAAACAATGGCAAATATCGTGATAAATGGAACAGACATTGACCTGCATGAGCGACCTAAACATAGCGCCGTCATGGCCGTACAGAATTTTATGACGGATTGGTTATTAAGCCGAATCGATGTCGCCGCGCTTGATTTAGATGCAGGCACCGACCTTGAATCAACTATCAAACAAGCAATGGTCGTAGACCCTACTCTTCTGCAAGAGTTAACCCTGATGCAGAAAACGCTAGCAATCGACCAGACAATTATACTGTCCACAGGGCTGACCACAAAGGAATTGACCGCGCTTAAGGACGATATGTATGAGGACGAATACATGAATCTTTATGAGCGTGCAAAGGAAGCGCTCGGGGGTGATGCAGCGGATTTTTTCGGGCGTTACGTTACAAATATGACCTCGAAAGTGGAGCCAGCACTGGACGCGAACATTACGGTCCTGATTGTGAAGATAGATACGCTGATAAACCTATTACAATCGGGGACATCAATAAATCAGCACATCGATTTATAAAAGATATAAATCTTGCTCTTAACGGAAAGCGGATAAATGAACCACGGCTTCGCGATTACATGCTGTGTAAACACATGCGCATATCGAAACAAACCCTCGACGACATGGCCGAGGACGATGTGCAAGCGTGGCAATGGATTATGAAACGCGAACAGAAACATACAACAAAAGGAAAATAATCTACCGGCGGCGCGTTGTATTGTGTTCTATGCAATACCGCGCGATATGGTGCTAATACAGAAGGAGGAAAATATGGGTTTTTATATTGGGGCTGTTTATCTCCCCTATGTATCGGAATTTTCGGTTGACAACCAAGCAAAAACCATCGAAGTCGTGAAGCATTTGGGCGCAATCCCTCCCCACGTGGCCGAGTTTAAAACCGACGTCAGATTGTTAAATATCGAAGGGACGCTAATGCAGGCAAACGGCACGGTCAAAACCGTTGAAGAATACGCCGAAGATATAAACGCATTAATTGGTCAACCGGCCGCGTTCAATTCAATTTATAATATTATGGGCCGAACCGGCTGGGCCGTGGTTAAGGCAGCGGCAGCACCAAAGACGGCCGACGAAGGCGATACCCGAAAGTTTACTGCAAGCGGGCTATTCATGCCAAAAAGCAAATATCAAACCAGAATGCGAACAGTGCCTGCCATCAGGGCGAATCCGTTTGGGTTTACTCTAGGAGTCAACGACTGCGATAATTATGTTGCAATCCCAATCGGCGCAACGTATACCGGCGGAGATGGAAGCACCATCACGCGCGCCGGCGAAGATGGAGATGTGACGTTGGTTCTTGCAACTGCTTTAAACAACATTAATTTCGACGTGCCCAAGGCTGACGTTAATAACGGTGAGGTCAAGATATGGGACGAAATGGGTGAGGCACTAGAAGCCGACTGGGTGCGCGTTTATAATGTAGACCATGAATTTATCGGCAAGGCGGTTATCCAAAACAGCCTCTATCGTGTGATTTTAAATAAAACGAACGGGTATATCTCGGTTTACAGGTTCACGACTGTATGGACGTTAATTGAAAATTTTACATGTGGCACTTTCAACCATGTGCAACTAAAAACCATTAATGACGATAAACTGACCCTTAACTTAAGTAGCGGGGTAGAGATTACGGTTCGTAGGGGGCATCCGATTTTAATTGACACAGGGGCCGACGCCCTGCTCGCGGTTACGCTCACTCCCGCCGACCAAACCACAACGACCGAGAATTATTTGGTATTGGCTGCGAATACATACATTTGCAGCGATGCGGTTTTTAGTATCGTAAACATTACTAAGAATCTCGGAAGCGGCAAAAAGTGGATATATTACGAGGCTTACGCACCCACTGCCGAGGACATTGCTCATCAGGCAATGGTAGACCAAAACCTAACCCGAGAATTAATAATCCGGTGACCCCCCCCATGACAGCGATTGACGATATTATAATCAAAATCGACGCCGATATTAAAGGCGCGCTTGCAGGGCTTACAGCGGTCGACAAGGCAGTCGGGAATATGGACTCGGCCGTTGGTAAAAGCGCGGCGGGTATACGCAAGGCAACCACGGCAATCGTTAAATCGTTCGCTTTGGTTGGTGCAGCGGCCGCTGTAGGGCTCACTGTGGTCGTCGGGAAGGCAACCATGGCATTCGGGGACTTTGAGCAGGCTGTAACGAATGCTGCGAGCGTTACAGGCCAGAGCGGCGCACAATACGAATCCACAAAGGAAAATATAGCCGCATTATCAAAAACCCTTGGCGAAACGACTGTATTCAGTGCAAGCCAAGCAGCGAGCGCGATGTATGATTTGGCGTCGGCAGGTTATGACGTTGGAACAATGGTCAAAAGCGATTTAAAACCGATTCTTGATTTAGCAGCGGCAACTCAGTCCGATTTAACATTCGCGACCGAAACCGTCACGTCAACGCTCGGTCAGTTTGGGTTGGGAATCGAGAACAGTGACCGTATCGCTGATGTGTTTGCAAAAACAATCGGAAGTAGTAAAGCGACTATTGAGGCTTTGTCAAATTCACTAAAATATGTCGGCCCCGTGGCAAAAAGCATCGGTATGGAAATTGAAGATGTTAATGCTATCCTCGGGCAGTTATACAATTCGGGTTTTAAGGGTGAACAGGCGGGCACCGCGCTTCGTGGAGCGTTAGCCAAGTTACTCAACCCCACGAGCGCCGTTAATGGCATACTGACCGATTTAGGCATCACATACGACCAAGTTAATCCCGCGACAACAAACTTCGCAGATACACTGACACTATTGAAGAACAGCGGTATAGACTCAAACCAAGCGATGGCGCTATTTGGTACAGAGGCCGCGCCGGCTATGATGGCATTAATGTCAAACACCGACGGCATATACGAACTTGAAGCCAGCCTCCGCAGCGCGGGCGGCGCCGCCGAAGACATGGCTGATAAACAACTTGATACGCTAAAAGGAAGTCTTACATTATTGAAATCCGCGCTAGAAGGATTGATGTTAACTATTGGGGAAATGGCGGGCCCTGTAATTCGCAAATTTGCCGACAGTTTGAGCGGCGCGCTGCCAACTATCCAAAGGTTGGTCAGTGAAGGGTTTGTTAAACTTAAAAAGATTATAACCGAACTCGCGCCAACATGGGACAATTTAAAATCAATCGCCTCATCAAGCATTGGCATATTAAAAGACGTATTTAATGCTTTCAAAAGTGGTAACGATGAACCCCTTGATTTCGTAGGAATAATAAACGACCTGACGACAGCACTGGCAAAGGTCTTTAAGTGGATTGATGAACACCCATCAATCACCAAACTCGCGGTCGCGCTCGGTGTTGCTGTGGTTGCGTTTGCCTATATACTTCCAGTCGTTGCGGCGGTCGTCGGTGCATTGGTTACAGTTGGCGCGGCCGTTGGAAGCGCGGCGGCATTCTTTGCAGGCGGCGGAACTATTGTGACCGCGCTAGGAATCGCAATCGCGGCGCTTGGTGGGCCCATAACGATAATAATTGTAGCGATAGCACTGCTCGCGGGTGCATGGGCCACAAACCTATTCGGCATCAGAGATAAAACCGCTTCAGCGGTTGAAACGATTAAATGGTGGATATTTTCGTTTAAACAGGCAATCTCCGAGAATATGGAATTGATTAAAACAATATTATCCCTAGCTCTCGGCCCGATTGGATGGATAATTACCGCGTTTCAAAACTGGGATAAGATAAAGGATATCGTTGGTAAGATATCCACATTCCTCAGTGATGCAATGCTTGAACTCGCAACCGGTGCGTTTGATTGGGGGAAAAACATCATAGTCGGCGTTATTGATGGAATAATGTCCATGTATACTGGCATTCAAGACGCGGCAGCAGGCGTCGCTAATGTAATCAAAGATTACCTCGGATTCGGCAGCCCCACGAAAAAAGGGCCCGGACGCGACGTTATGAGCTGGGGGCCTAATATGGTCAAGGGCTTTGTGAGTGGCATCGAGAACAACATCGGCAGCGTAAATCAAGCATTTAACAGATTAACCGGCCCACTGGGTCAACAGGGCGGCGCGGCGGCTGGGGTGGGAGTTGCTGGCGGCGCCTCGCAGGTTTACAATACTTTCAAAGTTACCATCCGCGACACGGTAATTCGGGAAGATGCTGACATTGATAAATTGGTCGTAACCATGGAACGCAAACTCGCCGAAAATGGTAGGGGTGTATCGTTTTGAGCAGCGGGATAGAGATTAACTTTGATGCTGTAATGGGAACCACGGCGGTCGGGCTGGCAGACATAACCGAAATAGACGAATTAAATCAGATTTCGACATTTACAGCCACACTTGCCAATACAACAACAAACCGCGCAACCGTCGCGGCAAATATCTCGACACCGTTTAAGATTTACCATGACGGGGCGTTGGTTTTAACAGGGCGCGTCGACGTAGATAAAATAGTTTACACCCAAACAACAATCGTTCTATCCGGCTATGCATCATATATCGATTTACATTTCGTGTTTTTTAGCCGCGACCAAGGGCAATATGACATCAGGCGAGTTCAATTCGATAACACGCAGGCCGACACCATACTCGGGTTTATTGTTGCTGGCACGGGTTACACCGTGGTCGAGTGCCCTTCTACTCTAATTTCGTTACGGGGTGAATATGAGTCTAAACTGCAATGGATTTCAGCCGTCGCGAAAGCCTGCAAGTATGTTTATTCAGGGAATACTTATTCATGCGATTGGTGGATTGATACCGCCGGCGGAGTGCATATAAAACAGGAGCGAGGCAGTGCACGCGGAGTTCTTAATTTAACTGATGCGCTTGAACGTGAATTGGACTTCGCTGGCATCCAAAACGCAGCGTATGGCAGCGGATACGGCGATGGAATTAACCAATTAAGCGCCGTCAAAACAAATGCTGCCAGCGTTGCAACATATAATTCGCGCGAAGTGCGTAAAATTGACAGGCGTTTTATGAAACAGGCGGCGCTTGATGATGAAATGCAAGAGCACGTAGACACGCATTCCAATCCAGTCGAATCAATACCATGCAGCATCACGACGGCTGATTGGTACGGATTAGGGTTATCGGTCGGCGATACGGTTACAATTTCTGACGAAACCACAGGTATCGATGGAACGTATAGGATAAAGCGTGCCACAATCACACCAGTTATCACAGTCATCGAAATTACAAACACCGTCGCGCGCTTAACTTCTGAAATACAGGATATTAAGCGGCAACTTTACATCGACGGCGGATACATGCAGGGGCAAACAGTGCCCTTAAATTATAGCAATATGGACAACGTGCAAGACGGATTTCCATTGAAACTTAATCTGCACATTCCAAACAAAACGGTCGCGATTAATGCAGCATACATTAGTTTTGATATTGAATTGTTTAGAGCATACAGCACGGCTTCAAGCGAGGAATCGGCGCACAAACACGAATTTATAATAAAAACCTACCATTGGGACGACATCGTTACAAATTTATCCGGCGCAATCGACAACACAGTGACTACGATTAACGTTGTTAGCACAGCCGATTTTCACACATGGGGGACTATATATATTGACAACGAAGCGATTACATACAATAGCAAAACCCCCACAAGTTTCACAGAATGTATGCGGGGGACAGGCGGCACCGTCGCAGCGGCACACCTTGACGCAGCCATGGTCGATGGCCCCTCTTTCATGCTTGGTGGGTTTTACGATGATTTAGGGATTCCAGCGATTAAGATGGGGGGATTCGGAAACGATTCACCACTTAAAAACGAAACCTCCGAGGCTGGAAGTGCACATACGCACGTTCCAAATTACGGTATCATGGAGAATACCGACAACACGCCAAATATTTCAATCCTCATCGATACGATTGATAGAACCGTGGCTCTCGGGGGCCCGTGGACGGTGGACGTTGAAGAATTAGATATAACAAATTATATTCAATCAACGGGCAAACACACAATAGAATTATTAAGTTCAAAACTCGGGCGGCTTACTGCCGATATATGGCTGCAAGTGTTTATTCAGTCTGACTAGGAGGGAAACATGTCAAGAATATTATTACCAAACGGACAAAACATAGCCGACGTCGGCGGGGGCGTACAAAACCCCATGAATAAAGATTTAGATGCAGCGGGTTTTAAGATATTTGGAATTAACACCGTTGCAGGCATTGCAGGCGCGAACATGATTGTTGAAGTGCCGGTAGGGTTTTCTATAATTTTTAAGAGGCCAGCATGACCGAAGGCACCATAACAAGTTCAACGCAAGGTTTCGTCAAAGCGGAAGTGCAATTAGAAGACGGCACATATCTTGAAACGTTCGTTGGAGGCACCCCTGCATCAACGCCAATCAACGAATCCGTTGGTCAAGCGTTCACAGCCACAAAGGCCTTCAGCCGAATTAAAGTTGTAATCGCCAACGGTGGCGGGAATAAACTCGGGTTCGCAGTATATGACGGACCAGCAAAAACAAACTTATTACACAATGTGCCAATCGCCGGCGCGGGGGTTAGCAGTGTCGCCCATGTTGTATTTGATGCAATGCCAGCCGGTTCATATTATTGGGAGATTGTGGTTTTAAGCGGCTCGGGTACAACTTACATTTCATGCATGGCGGGTTCATCAATAAAAACAGCATACACAGACGGCACACTTGATACCTCGATTGATTTTAAGTCAAAAATAATGTATTCAGCGGCGGCCGTCATTGCTCCGCTTGCAATAGAGGGAGACGTGGTTGATTCAGGCATTACAACCGTCGCCGCAACTGACAATATCTTTGCCGTACAGGTCGGCGAAGTGGTTGGAAATCTTGCATGTGTCGGGGATGCGCTCAACAATGGAGGAATAATCATTTCAGGCGCATGGTTTATCAATACAGAATAGAAGGAGGATAATATATGGGATTTACAAGCGGAGCGAAAAATTTATACGATTTGGTCGATGATATAGCGAACGGGTTAATAGGGTCATCAGTGAATTGGGTTGAAGGTGATGCAACGTGGAATACAACCGACCGAACGAATGGACAGGAGTATGGAAAAAGATGCTTAAAATACACCGGCGACACGGCTAATGTATGGATTGCGATTGAAGTTGGCAACTACTCAACGTCAATATATGCGACAACATATTACGCAAAAGGGCTAAGAATAACAATGAGTTCTTCATGGGACGAAATAGAACACAAACCCCCAGCCGGAGCAATGTATACTTATATCAGTTTTGAGATGGCGTACAACGCGCAAGCAACCGCAAACCTTTCGACGTTGTTATTAACTTATTATCTATGGATTGATGCATTCGGATTTTGTATCATGGCAAAGCCGGAACCATTTGCCGCAGACTCACACCAACAATCCTTCTTCTGCTCACTGGAGCGCGTTCCAACGAAGGAATACGCAGACGGTTATTCAAATTTTTTCCTTACATCACATTGTAATATATGGCCATCAGCGTATCATACAAGTTATCCCGACACGCATCGGCATTCTTGTTATTTAAGATTCCCTAACTTCAAGTTCCCCACAACCACAACAACCAACGCCGCGTGGAATAATGGCATTTCTTTGCCGCCTATAAGATATAATGCGTTCAAAAGTAATGGGAATGGAAAAGTGTATTATGTGAAACCGGTGTATCATAATACTCAAAATTGTCGAACCCCTATCGCTCAGGCGAATAATTGGTTTTATTGGTCCGAAATCGCTGGTTTAATTGATGGGGATATTGTGGCCATTGATGGCGCAACAACGAAATATTTATGCAAATCGTTAGATTCGCCAAACAGCACCACACGCCTAACATATGCAATAAAATACGTCGCCTAGGAGGATTAAAACATGGGATTTACAAGCGGAGCGAAAGTCTCCGCAGATTTAATTGACTCCATCGCCAACGGGTTAATAGGGTCATCAGTGAATTGGAGTGACAATGATGTGACGTGGAATACCAGCGTAAGAACTGGAAATCTAGCAAGGCGGTCGTTAATTTATACTGGCGACACAACCGATATTTACATCGCAATAGAGGTCATAAACACTCAAACACCTTTTGTTTATTATTATAATGGTAATAATAATGTATGGGTGTATGGGAAAGGAATTAGAATAGTAATAACGTCGTCATGGGACTCTGTGAACCACACATATCCGGCCGGAGGGATGGCGACTTTCGTCCCATTTGAAGCACATTCAACCACAATTGCAGCGGATATGGAAACGCTCCAAATAACTTATTATATGTGGCTCGACGCGAATGGGTTTGTAATAATGGGAGTTCCAGAACCGACAACCGACGGATATCAACAGGCGTTTAAAATTTCACTTGAACGAGTCGCAGCAAAGGAATACGCAGACGGTTATTCAAATTTTTTCCTTCATGCAGCGTGTAATATATGGCCACACTTCTACGATACCTCCAACGTTGTCGACTATAACCGAAACCGTGGATACATTAGGTTTCCGGCATTTTATTACCCGACGAATGACAACAATACCACAGCAGTATGGAATAATGGAATAACGCTGGCACCAATAACCCAACACGCTTTCAAAAGCGAAGGGAATGGAAAAGTGTATTATGTCAAACCGGTATATCATAATGATGTTTTATGTAGAACTCCGATAGCACAGGCTGAAAGTTGGTTTTATTGGAATACAGATGTTGGTTTGGTTGATGGGGATATAGTGGCTATTGATGGCGCAACAACGAAATATTTATGCAAAGGGCTTCAGTCTCCAGACAGCATAAATAGATTAACATATGCAATAAAATACGTGGCATAATGAGTTTTGACGCAGTGGTATTCGGCTCGTACATAGTTGGTACGGGGTTTACGGATGGGGACAGTATACCCAGCGGTGGCTTATCCTTATTTGCAAGAATTGTTGAGGATATCGGCGATACGCCAATAAGTGTTACGATTACTTACGTCGACCAATACGGCAACACTCCTGAAGTAGTGGGTATATCTACTTCCATTGCAGCTTTTGAAACAGCGGGCACTAGAATACCTATCGTGCTTAATTCCGGCGACACAGGCATACGAGATATTACTGCTGTATCTATCACAGGCGGCACGGTGGGCGACTCAATTAGTTTCGAGAGTTACAATGAAGGTATAGGGAAAACAATCAATATCGCAACACGTGGTCTTGAACCCACGCAGTTTTTATCATTAACAACGAAGAATTATGCCATGATGCAAATGACTGAACATAAATTTTACGAGGTCATACTAGATGGGGTAGAACGTAACGCCAACGGTACGTTCCAACTCGAAACCGAAACACATAATGTGAATACCGAAACCGAACTTAATTACGATAGTGGATTCGCGGATGTATATTATTCTCAAGACAATATTGGGGCATATTTTAATATAAAAATCGATACTGATTATGTGGTTATCGACTCAGAATACCAGCGCGCATCGTGGAAATATACTGCATCGGGATTGTTTAGGCTGCAATTCATCTACGACGTAAATCTTGATGCAACTAAAATGAGATACGAGTTAGTAAATGACGCAGGGGTCGTCAAATGGTGGGTTAGTGGCAATGTAAACGGCGAAGGGGACGTTACTATGGATACTGAGAGTTTTTCGTTTAGGCTCCGCATTATCGCCAACCACACGAATACAACAGTCGGATTATATGCGAAGGTATTACTCCCCATAGTACACCGATATAAATTAGCGGGTGTTATGCAAATGATGGATTATAGGTATAATCCAAATACGATTTTATACCATCGCTCACGAATCGTAAGGACTACCCCCGCAGGCTCCCTCGTTCAGGCCCACATGCGATTCAGTGACAATGGGTCAACGTGGACGGGGTGGATTGGCCCTGATGGCACCAGCAGCACGTTCATCACCGACCTCACGGTTCCCAATACCGGCGGGTACACTGGCAAATACTATCAGATTAAAATGTTTTTACTCGGCACCGGTATGACAACCCCCATATTCACTTCAATAATGACCGAAACGGTTGTATGGATAAGCGGGGACGACGTGCCGTGGCTGCTCAGTTACAACACCGACGGCTCCCCTGTAAACCCATACAACACCCCGAGTTCAGCGGGGCCTCTGAGAATGATGCGTGAATTGGACGGCGGGTACATGACTCCCCCCACTTATGCAACCCATACGAGCGCGGTTGTTGATTTGGCGGCTCGCGCCGAATGTGATTCATTTTTAGCTCAAACCCTATCAAAACGAGCCGAGGCTATAATTAAAATTATTCGCGTGGTTGCATCATTCCCTGAATCCGAGTTCGGGCAAAAGGTTTCTGGATACGTGCTTGACCAAGATGAAAACGTTATAACCGGCGCGATTAAAATGGTAATAACGTCAACACTCGACCCGAGTTATGATATTATGTGCGAGGTTGACCCCGTTACGGGCTTCTATCAAGCTTTCTTCAAGAACACAATATACGACGCGCGTTTCTTGCTTGTTGAGATTAGCGACAGGGCATTCAGCGCAGGACTGGAAGGGTTTGGGACACCTGCTGAAATTGACGGGGGCAGTGCAATGACGACTTTAAATCTTCATTTCTTCCTCCCGAATCTGTATTGTCCAAAAGCAGCCGCGCACGTTGGCTCATTGGTTTCGTATTAGTGGTTCCACACCTTTTAAAAACAGTTAAATACAAATACCAATATACAACCATATTGATGATAATTAATACACATGCATTAAAGAAGGCGGTATCGGTTACCGAGCAGGTCGACGGCGGGAAGAAAGTGACTGTTTATTCCAAGGCAGCGCTTCGGGCCCTTAAGTATTTTGAACTTACTATTCCAAGTTTCAGCAAGGGCGTCGTCGCGGCGCTAATCCTTGAAGACGAGATTAGGAAGCACTATCCATTTGAATGGGCCGAGATTGAGCAGGCAGTTCCTGAAAAGAACACCATGGGCGACCATGAAATCCCCGAGATTACCTTAATCAATCAGACTGTTTTAATGCAGGCGGACGAGGAAACGGCGACCCGTGACGGGCGTTTGGTCACAGTATATGACCCGAGAGTTGCCACAATGTTGAGATATTTGGCATACACCCGCCCGAGATTTACTCGCAGTAAAGGCGCGGCGGAATTGCTTGAACTCGGGCTACAAAACAGATTCCCGAATCTGTTTTGATTGTGTGTTGTCAAAAACGATACGTTTATATTATGGCCTCGAATATAAAGTGTGAATGTTACGTCCAAGAGCCAAAGGTTCTAATGACGTTTTGCAGTTGTTAACAGATTGTTAACAAGATTTGTTAACAGATTGTTAACTGTTAACAAAATAACCCCCATGAAAGGAGCAACCCCCAACAAAAACAAATCAAACCCCCCCAAACACCAATAAATCAACCCAAAATGTAAATTTATTTATTCTATGTAAAAAAACCTTTAAATTTACATTTAACACTATTTTATTGAGTATAGTTTAGTTAGTTGTAAATATAACTAAAAAAAAGAGTAAAAAAGAACAGCAGCCTAAAAGTTAACACCAGTTTGTTAACAGTTAACAATCTGTTAACAACCCCACAACCCGAACAAATATATGGATATTTAGGCAGTAAAAAAAAGAGGTGACAGGCGTGACAAAAGACCCCCGAATCTTTATCCCCCTAAAAGACCCCGCAATGCAGGGGTTCATAAAAAACGCACTCAAGCAAGAGGGCATGACATACGAGAAGTTGATGCACCGATATTTTAAAATGCCAGATACCGCCGAACAACTCGATATACTCCACAATAAATTTGATGGGGTAGTTGAGGGATACAGCAATCTCGTCCCCGCCGAAGCGCACGACGACGCCGAGGCTTTTATGTCTTACATGTGGGTATTAATTGCAAAAACAGCAAACGGGAGCCTCGACCCACAAAAGATAATGACCACAATTGAAACGGCGCTTAATGACGATTTGTGGGCCTCCAGCAGCCGAATTATATAACGGCTGAATCAAGCGAAGTCGCAATCCTTATATACATACCAATCAATGAGAGCATGTACAACAACCAACCCAGAGCGGTTGAACCAACATAAACGAGATGAGCAAATATGAATACACAATTTAATACTATGATGAACGAACTGAAATTAGAGTTCGTGGAAAGAGATGAAGAAATCGTTGGCACAATGTGCGCGATTTTAAGCCAGCAACATTTATTTATGGTTGGAAAGCCGGGAACGGCGAAATCCATGCTGATTGATACTGTATGCTCCCGCATAACCGGCGCTGAATATTTCCAGTGGCTTTTGACGAAATTTAGTACACCAGAAGAGGTATTCGGTCCAATCAGCCTAAAGGCGCTTGAACAAGACAAGTACACCAGAATCACGACCCACAAATTACCAGAGGCACACATCGGGTTCCTTGATGAGGTATTTAAGGCGAACAGCGCAATCTTAAACGCACTGCTTACTATCGTTAATGAGCGAAAGTATCATAATAATGGGCACCCTGCCACAGTTCCGCTGCAATCTCTATTCGGCGCATCAAATGAACTACCAGACAGCGAGGAACTCGGGGCACTATACGACCGATTCCTGTTGAGATATGTTATAAACTACATAAAAGACGACGCCGACTTTATGCGAATGTTGCAAAACAAGGCGCCACACAACCCGACCACAATCTCGCTCACAGAGATTGAGCAGGCACAAAATGCAGTTCGACAAATTGCAGTTCCTAACAGTATGATAGAACTAATAATAAAAATCAGAAACGACATGCGGAACGAGGGAGTAATAGCCAGTGACCGCCGGTACAGGCAGGCAATTTCAATTCTGCAAGCCCATGCATGGCTCAACGGCCGTACAGCGGTATCTGATGATGATATGGGAATGCTATCTCACATTCTTTGGAGCCAGCCATCTGAAATTAAAACCGTCCAGCGCGTTATATTGGGCGCAAGCAACCCGCTCATAAACAAGGTTCTAGAGTTGCTTGACCAAGCCGAGGAAGTTTACAGCGAATGCATGGACAATATTAAACAGGATGAAACCAGCGCAAGTTCTGAAGGCGTGGAGGCAAATTCTAAACTAAAAAAGATTGGCAATGACGTCGCGGCCTACATGGGAGATGCCCAATCACAGGGACGCCAAACCAAGCCGATTGAAGAAGCGCTTGACAGAATAATCGCTTTGAATCGGGTCGTGTTGAAGGAATGCCTCGGGCTGGATATAACCGATTAGGGGCTCCAATATGGCAGCCCCCAACAGCATAACTGACCTAGTACGCTCGTTTGTAGACGGCGCAACGAAGGGACATAAAGCCCCCGTCATCGTTTTTGGTGACGGGCTTTACACCGTAACGCAAAACCAATATAATTTAATAGGGTATCGTTTCAGCTCTCGGTTTTTCTTTGTTAATGCATATAATCTTTATAATCGGGGCGAGCGAACGGTTAAAAATATATTAATCCAGCAGTTGTCATTTCGAAACATAGAATACCGTAAAGTGGAATTAAAAAACCCTTGGCATCTAGGCGAATGCCCAACAGCAAACAACATAACGGATATTTTGGAGGCCGTGGCTACATTAAATAATTATCAAAAAACAATCGAAAAGCAGACTGGATATGATGCCGTAAGGGTCAGGGTAAGCGCGCTCCGTTGGCTGCTCCACGGTTCGCGCATCCGTATTAAGCAAAAGGACAACAGTCTTTTAGGGGTGGATATATTTCGGTTAAAGTTTCAATCAAACGATACCGACCAAGACAAACGCGCGCTTATCAAAGAATATAACGAATTTAAAATCAAACACGTTCATATTAATCGAACGATGCAACTGCTTAAAACGCTCGTTAGATAGGGTGAAATTATGGGACATATAAATAATATAAAAGATTTAGTTGAGCATTTTTACACCGGCGGCACATGGCCCCGCATCGCAATGAAGAACTCGGCGATAATACACGGGCGCGGCCTGTATGCAGTATCCGACGGGATTTACATTCCGGCAGCGATAAAAATAGGGCGCGGGCTGTTTGTTGTAAATAACACAAATCTTAAAACACGGGGCGCCCTTGAACGGTTAACCGGCATGATTAAAGCCCTTGCAGCCGAGGCACCAAGCGCCCCCGATGTATTTTATACCACGATGGAGCCGGTTGAGCGGCCCGGAATATACCCCGACATAACAACCACTTTAAACACCATGGAAAATTTTATCCAGCGCCGGCTCGCGGGGTTGGAATTTGATTGGGCGCAAGTCGGCACAATCCAACGCGAATCAATCGAACCAAGGCGTACCGACCACGTTGAAAAAATCGAAGCAATCGCCGAGTATAGGAACGAGCAGGAAAAGCAGGCCGAATATAATCGTTATAAGGAATTAATGTGCATAGACATAATACTGGAAGAAACGATAGCGGCTGGCGGCATATCTCCGGAAAAGTACGAACGGTTAAAGCGCACCTACAACGAAATGACGGCGCGGGCACACGAAACTGAAATCTTCATCAAGCACATAACCAGCATAATATAGACGGGCGGTTTAAACGTGAATTTAAAAGGCGTTACAGCGACAAACCTGCCGAAAGGATTACGGCATGACAGCGGGACACATATCAGCCCAGTAGATGCACGTGGCGCTCTACTGGGCACCCTGCCCCCTCCCCCAGACAAACGACATAAACAGGCGATGGAAATAGTCGATGCGTTCCTTGACGGCGTGGATTATTATGTCACGGATAAGTACCTAATATGCAATGACGTTTTATGGCTGCTCGGGCCGAAACCCGTTTTTAATTATGGGGATATTGAAAACGATACCGGCACCAATGCCATGGATATACAATATGTGCCAATTCTCGCCCGCATCGGTGTTAATAATGCAGTGATTCGCAATGATGCTCCCCTGCTTCAAAAAAGGATGTACGGCAAAGACATTAAAGCTATTAAAACGGCTATACGGGGCCAAATAAAAGCGATTGTAGTGGACACTTCGATTGGTTTCCCATTTGGTAACCCCCATAGTGACATAATGAGTGCAATCTCGGTATTTCAGGTGCGTATGATATGTGAACGTGTCAATAATAAATTTAAACCGATGGTTGTAAGCGGTTTGCCCGCGCCGTCCACCGCCGAGCAGGTTAAGCAGGCGTTCCGATTGTTGGAAATGCGCGCTGTCAGCGAAGTTCGGCTCCGGCACGTTGAAAAAATGATTAGATTAGAAGAACGCTGTAAAGGGAGCACCGACATCGAACAAATACTATCTCTTGCAGCGCATTTAAATGAGGTTTATGGGAAAATACGAGCCCACATTGAAACACGAATATTGGTCCTTCAAGAGTTCACACACAAACCAGAGGAAGAGTATGGCGTTTAAAAGCCCATAAGTGAGGCTGAAGTGGGGGCAGGTCCGCGCAAATGTGTCGTTAATACATCGACGTATTGGGTCTAATGGGTTAGGCAAACCTTCATATATCTTGCAATTAATGAAGAAGTGTACAAATACCAACTTAAAAAGGCGGTTAAAGAGATGAGCACAAATAAAACAATACTAGAACAGGCGATACCCACTGAAACGAACGCTATTAAGCGCGATTCGTTTGATGCAGCGGCGTTCGCGTCTATGATAAACACGGCCGAGGCGCTAAAAACCGTAAATGAGGAAGGCGTCGCAGAACTGAAAACGTTTGAACCATTACTGGAAGACATTTTTAGCAGTCTGTTCAAATACAACCCGAAAAAACTCCTCGCCGGGGAGTTAAAGGAAAGCCATCAATTGAACTACGACATGGTTTCCAAATCTCTGATGTCCGAACAGTATGCGCGGTTAAGGCAATATACCAAACTGGACGACGTAAACAGCGCTCTAGCGACTATAACAATCGCGAACGCATTGATTCCAGAAATTAAGGATGCACTCGCCGAGCAGGTTAAGCAGGCGAACGAACTTAAGGCCCTAGAGGATGGCGTTGAGGCGGCAGAAAATGAACTGGCAGAGTTTGAGGCTGGCAATGGCAGCGGACAAGGCAGCGACCCACAGACACGCAAAAAGCAAAAGCAACAACTTTCCAAGGGAGTAAAAAGTGCGAAGGCCAAGTACGACAAGGGCGCCGCCGCGGCTAAGGCAGCACCGGCGAATCAACCGGCTATTAGACAAACCATGAGAAAAGCCACTCAGGACGCGCTGGCTGAAATTGAGGAAACCTCGGAAATGATAGAAATGTGGGGAACCGACGCCGGCGAAATGCAATCTCTAAACGCAGAGCAGCGGATACGATTGGCTCAACAAATTAACGACAATGTGCGCCTTAAAAAACTGGCAAAAATACTCGGCCGATTTAAGCGGTTGGCAGTGGGTGCTCAAGCCACTAAAGTTACGCACGGGTTCGATGAAGTTTATGATATAACGCTCGGCAACGACCTTAACCGAGTGATTCCTAGCGAAATGATATTGTTACGAAATGCAAAAACGAAAATGGAGTTTGCACGGCGCTTCGCCGAAGCGAAACTGATGCAATATGATTTAAGGGGGCGCGAAAATATTGGGAAGGGCCCGATAATATGTTGTCTTGACGCGAGCGGAAGTATGTCACTAGAACAGGACGTTTGGAGCAAGGCTGTCGCATTGGCATTGATGGAAATTGCACACCGGCAGAAACGCGCGTTCGCTGCAATCCACTTCGGCAGCGAGAACGACCCCTTAAAGACGGTATTTGTTAAGAAGGGCGAAACCAAAACCCTTCACAAGGTCATTGAAATAGCCGAATATTATCTCGGCGGCGGCACCGACTTTGAAAAGCCACTCAACAAAGCAATGGAAATTATAGAATGCGTGGAGTTTAAAAAGGCCGACATAGTGTTCATAACCGACGGAAGTTGTCGTATTGGCGACACATGGTTAACCGGCTTTAATGCAGCCCGCGCCGAAAAGGGGGTGCGGATTACAACGGTTTTAATTGATGCGGGGCACACGTCCGACCACACCGTAAAAGAGTTTTCGGACCGTGTGCTATTCTCGTCAAATATGACAGCAGACGACGCGGTCGACATATTTGGGGCGGTGTAAGTGGCCCCAGAAGTTACAGAAACCCCAGAGGAACGCGCGGCACGCAACAAGCACCGCGTCTTTAAGGGGCCGCTAAATTTAATTCAGCGATTTGAGGAAACCAACAAGGACAGAATAGACGAAGCGGTTAGAATGATGGTTGAGGACAATGCCTCCAACCACGAGGTCATAAAAACCTGCCATCTAGGGTCGCGCGTGGTACAACGTATCCGTCGGACGCGGGTTGAGCACGCCGAGCACCCGTTTTAAAATCAATTGAGCGGGGTATATATACGATGGAAACATACGGATATACAATAAACAACAAAGGAGTAGATAGGCAAATAAACCAACAACAATAGACACGAACTGTAAGAATCAATACAACCTCCCGAACTATGCAGGGGCGGAAAGGCGGCCAGTTATTTTATAACTAAAACGCCTCATCTCGAATCTTTTAAGACCGCCCCGTACACCCTGCATCGTTCCACAAACAAATCAACCACAGTCGCTTGAATAATTGGTTAAGTCCACCCCCTGCAACGGGGTCAAGTGCATATAAACGAATGAGGCGAAATAATGTCAAAACCAATAACACCGTCAGAAATGCAAGCAATTTTAGAAATGGAACAAAGGAGCCGCGAGGCATTCCCGCGCGTTAAGCGCGCGCTCAACGGTTTAAACGATAAGGAAGCAATCGCAATCCTCGGCATGGTCAAAAGTGACCTACAAACACAACGCACGACCCGCCAAACTGGCAAACTATTCAAGGACATAATGGACGCGGTGCTTGATGTGTTGACGGCAGACAAGACCAACGATGAACGAAAGGCAATGCAAACCAGTTTAAACAGTAAATTACAAACACTTGAAAAGGCAGCGAACGGGGAATTAAATGAAATAATGCATGGCATTATAGATTCGGAAGATGTCGATATTGGTGTCGTGCTGGCCAGTGTATTCGATGATATGAGAAAGGAGTTGACCCCCGAATTTAAGCCGCTGTTCACGGTAATGGAATCTGGCACGCTGCCAGAAAAATAAGAATTGAATGAGGTACTTACATGGAATTGACTGTAAAGCAAACCGGCAAAACCCGAATCCTTGATGAGGGTGATGTCAAGGAAAAACATACGATGACAATGGTTGGCGCGAGCCGCGACGGAAAGTTAAATGTGAAGGTAACATTTACAGCGGACTCACCTGCAACTATCGCTTCGCAGGTGCCAATGATTGAGGGCACCAAGCGCGACATCGTGTTTAAAAAAGTAAACCAAACCCTTGACGAGTTTAAGGCCGACGGCGCTATTCCTAAGGGCGCCGTCGACATGACCGACGCAGACCAAGAGGCATATGAGGCACGGCTTAAAGCAGCACTTGACATAGACAAGCCCATCACCCTCTACACATCGGTTTAAATCGTCTGTATGGGCCATTTAAACGCCCTTTCTTTTTTATTTTTATATTATTCAAACGCAGGCTTTTATCTCGCGTAAATCTCACAACGGGGCTCTTAAAAGGCTGCGTTTCCATTAATCGTGCTCTTAGGCGAAGACCTCATATACACACGGGTCAATTGAGGTATTGTACAACAACCAACTTAAAACGGTTGAAACAGCATAAACAAACGAGATGAGCAAAATGATGAAAGAAGAACTACACTTTACAATCGTCGTACCGATGTTGACTATAATAATCGCACTGCTTGCATAAACCCGAGGCAAATATTATGACACTAAACAACCCATGCAAATTTAAATTCTGCTACGATACACGCACCTTAAACTCAAAGTGCATCCGTATGAACGGGGATAAGTGCCCTGTTAACCCTGTGGAGCCAAACTGTTCCTACTTTCAGGCACACAACATTGACAAAAGCACAATCTTGAACGCACGCTAAAACCTATAAATTATTCCGATGGAGTCAGCCACGTGGGCGCCGGCTCCGTCGGAACATTAACTTCAAATTATAACCTAAACGCATAGAGGCGAACCAACATGACAAACGAAGCAATAGAAACCAAGATAGACAAGGCTGAAAAGCCAGTACAGACAAGCAAACAAGCAAAAGTAGACCTCAAGGCAGCGGCAAAAGCGATTAAGGTTAAAAAGGCAGTAGAAAAGGCAAAAGCGGCAACCAAGCCAAAAACCAACACACGCGCCAAGGTACTCCAAAACGCGGCGGCAATGCCAGCGGGCACCGAAGTGGACGAGCAGCGGTTCCCAGTTCTCGGAAATCTTGCATGGTACAGTTTGACCGATGTAAAAATCAAGCGCGGCGACCTCATGGAAATGCTCGCAAAGCACAACATTCCAGTTGACAACATGCCCCCCGAAATCTCACCGGCAAACGCATTCAGGCGGGCGACGACAAAGGTTAACAAGGAACGCAGCAGGCACGACAAGTTAAACGCCGACGGTACCACAAACGTCGTATTAATTCGCAATGTGGCGAATAACGAGCGCGAAATTGTAAAGCACATAATCGCCGAAAAGAGGGACGAAACGAATAAAATGCTCTCCTACGAGCAGGTCGGCACTCTAATATTTGACCGCGACCTCGGTGAAATGCGCGGCACGGCACACGCAAATTATAACAGCGTTGTCAATGCTGCTCTCGAATATTATGAGGCGATGTGTGAATTTTACAATGGGAAAGCAATGCGCGCTCTTATACGCGGGCTCGTCCATGGCACCAATCCGGTCAATGTTAGGCCCGCCGGCGGAGTATACTTTATCTCCAAGGAGCATGAGGCAATCGTTAATTCTCTTGAAGGGTTTGTAAAAGACACAAATGCCTTCGCAGTATCCGAGAGCGGCGAAGCGGTGTTTGAGTTCATTCCGCTGCTCGACATGGAGAAGCAGCGTAAAATGATATTTGACAAGTATGAAAGCCAGTGCGAAAGCAGCGTTGAGGCAACCTTGACGGAGTTGGCGGACGTGCTTAAGTCTGACGCAGCTCCCTCAAAACGCACTATCGCGGCGTATGTGACAGAAGTGAAAACCCTTAAAGCGGGGATTGAAACATACGAGGCACTGTTGGAGCGGGATATGGACACGGGCCGCGCTAAACTTGCAGCGTTGCAAATGCAGGTCGCCCAGTTGTTGAATAAGGCGGCGGTGTCCGCCCTCCCAACAACCGACGCAGACCTCGATGAGGGGGATGAATAAACGGAACTGTTATATAGTTGTGCGCTGACATGAGTATTGATTTGTTTGTGTTGGTCGCAAGACTAAAAACCCCCGCCTTGCTCGGGCGGGGCTCTTCTATTTTCAATAATAAAAGTCAAGAGGCGTAGACATGACCGTGGAATCCTGCGGAAGCACACAGCGTCCACGTCGCCCACACAGTGCATCGGCGAACTCAAAGCATATCTCAACACCAACGCCGCCAAGTGTTCCCC